TCGCAACCAATTGCGCTCTAACGATTTAACTATGGCGCGCCCGATACGATTTGAACGTACGACCCCTTGCTCCGGAGAATTGTTCAGGCTTTCGCCTCAACCACCCAATTCCGCGCAAATACCCGCCAAATCAGGCCTTCCGATAACGGGTCTTTTTCTATTACCCCCCTATTTTTGCCCTGTTCACTGCAAATTCACTAGACATCAACTAGACACCAGCCTACCCGCCAGCCCCGGCCGGCGCAACCGCTTTCGGTCCAGTCGGCACCGCGTTCGCCGACGCAATCAAGCCCTCGATTAACCGAATCTTATTCTCCGAATCCGTCACCCCAAGATTCAACGATTCCAGCATAAACGTATTCGACGGATTCCAGTCCGTTACGCCCTCTTTCCACTTCGCAATGTTGGTGACCTGCACCTCTTTTCGCTTCTGGAAATACTTCAGCGCGCCGTCCAACGTCTTCGCCTGCGCCTCATTCAGCACATCCGCGATCTTCTGTCCAACCGGACTGCCCTGGTCCACCAGACTTTGTCGCGCGCTCGTCATTGTGCCGCATCCAACCAGCGCCGGCGCCATCACAAAGCAGACCACGGCCGCAAACGCAACCGCCACCAGTAAACTTCGCAACATAAAACCGTTCTCCTCATCTTTTGGCGCAAAGTCGAATAACAGCCCTTCGCTGTTGTGGGACACCTTCACGCCGTTTTCCTTCACTTTGTCCCAGTTCTTCCACAAATTCCGCACAGCGCCATAGACCGTCGTTAACGCCGATACTACTACACCAATGGCAACCAGTGTTGTATTCAATCCCTCAATCGCCTGCGAAACCGTCTGTTGATCAACGACGATATGCTTACCCGTGAACGCCGCCAGCAACCCAATCGCCGTCACGATTCCCAGCTTCAACGCGCTCCGTGCGCTCGCGCTCAGCGCAAACGCGCCTTCTACTTTATCTTCCTGAGACACGTCCCGATCCTCCATGTGTTCGCGCAACTCGCGACCCAATTTCTTGCCCACCGCACTCGCAACGTGCTCTTTTAATCCGTGCGGTTTGAACTCTTTTGCCGGCGCTTCGGGAGCCTGATTCCCCACCCGATCGCCACCCGTATCCCGCGGAGAAATCCGAACGGTCCCCGCCTCACGCTGATCCCGGGATCCATCGTTCCCGTCTTCCCGTCCACCGGCTCCGTCTCGAACGCCGTCCGAACGTCCGACGTCGGCGCCGGATCCGCTTTCCCGAACTCCGTCATTGCGATTCCTTTCCGCGCGCTTCGCCCACTGCCCACGGTCCATCATCAGAAATACGCCCGATTCAACCAGCCATTGCGATACTTTTCCCGCGCGGAATTGGCATTAATCAGGTTGATGTAGAAGGAGGCCACTTGCTCGCGATAATTGCGAAGAAGCCGCCACATGGGCACGTCATTGATCGCGCGGATCGTATTCGGTCCGATCACACCATCGACCTTTAACCCACACGCGCACAGGTTCAACGCTTCCTGCAGCCGCTTATGCGCAGTCACCGATCCCATGTTCACCGCGAGATCGAAAATCTTCGTCGAGACAGCCGGCTCATTAATCCGCTGATAATTGAACGGAGCCCAAAACGAATTGAAGTAGAACATCGACGCCCGTTCCGGCGTCATGATGCGAATATCATCCACGTCGATATCGCCATCGTGATCCAAATCACCGTCGAGCCACCCGTCTTTGTCCAGGTCGCCCATGCCCTTCAACCAGCGCAACGAAATTCCCCAATTTGTCGCGCCGCCCGAATCCACAGGATCGTTCACGAATCCCTTTTCATGTTCGAGCACCACTGCCACAGCCCGCGAAAATGCCGGACTGTACGTCAAACCAAATTCCTCCTATAACACTGCCTTTACCAATGCGCACACTACCGTCAGCGCCGAGCCAAGAAACATGCTCAACACCGAGATAAGCACAGTGGTCCACACCGGAGGCCGATTCCGAAGTTGATCAATTGCTGTCCACACGTCCGCAAGCTCCTTATCGTGTCGGTTAATGTCCCGTTGCAACGCATCTTCACGTGAAGTCATCCGCCCTCCGCTGTGTCGGCAAGCCGCTCAAGGTATGCCGCCTCGCCCGTACGTCCTTCGCGTCGCGCCGACATCGCCATCTTGCGAAGACGATGCGTTTCTTTCGCCCGTTCCTTTTTGCTTTTGTTCGCTTCGTCCGGGTCCGCGCCGTACGCCTTTAGTCCCAGGCCAAACCGTAACCAGCGTTCCGCCTCGCCCGGCTCATTCCGATGCGGCCGCACATCGCCCTCAAACGTCCCCAACGCGTTTCCGATCTTCGTGAACACGCCTCCCGGATTCAGACGGTCCAGCTCGCGCACGGGCCGCACAAGGCCCACAGCGCCAGCCGTAGTCGGCGACATCGTTACGCCCATCATTTCCGTGGGCAAATCGCTGAATTGTCTTCCAGTCAAAAATTCTTTTTGTAACGATTGCTCCGCCGCTTCCTGCAAGAACGGATTAAACCGCGAAGCCACATACCGCCCGATCGTCGATACCCGACCCTCGCCCGTTCGCGGTTTTCCCGCCAACGTATTGCCCATCTCCACCACATCCATGAACGGAAGGAAACCCGTTAAGTCCACAAACTGACGTCGACCATCCGGCGTCTCGCCGGCGGGCACCGCGAAATTCTGTTGCATCCACTCCGGCATATCTTCCGGCGTCAACCCCGAATCGCGAAGCCCCTGCGTATACGCGCGCACAAACGGCATGTACTTCCCAGGCCGTTGCAACATGTTCATCGTTTCGCTGGGGATATTCTTCCGCATCCACGTATAGAACGGAATCCAATGACGTCGCAAATTCTCTTCGAACGGACTCAAATCGGTGTAGTCGAAGTGGCTCAGTTTCACTTGCCGATCAGCGTTCGCGAACGCGCGTTCCACCACGTCATCCGCCGCCGCCACGATTCCATGTTCCGATTCCGCCAGCGGACCAATCACCTTCGGCACCGAAATGCCCGCACGCTCCATCGCCTTGATTGTGTCTTCCACTTGTTTCAACGCGAGTGGCAGCCGCACCGCCATTTCGACCTGTTCATTAATCTTGCGCGGAGCCCAAAACAGTTTTTCGCGGAGCGCCTTCGACTTGCCCGCACCCGCTTCCACGATATCGACATCCGGGAACCCTCCCCCGTGCATGCCCCGCGTGATGTATTCCTGATACAACCGTTGCTTGCTCAGCTTCGTGCCATTCGAAAGCGTGATGAATCCATCGTCCCACTTCCCGCGAAGAGCACGCCCCACGACGTCCATCGCCTCCGGATAGAATCGGAACGATTGTGGATTCGACAGCCCCAACCCTTCGTAATAATTCTTGATCACGCCCGTGAAGAAGTTACGCGAGAAATACGACGGACCGCCACCGAAGATCGAAAGCGCTTTCCACCACTGCATCAATCCCGCATTCTTCAACATTTCCGGAAGCGCATCATTGAGCATCGCACCCATCAGCGCCTTATCCGGCCCGGGCGAAAGCGTGTCCGTCATCTTCTGCAACGCCCGCGCATACTCATACGGCACCGCCACCGGCGCATTCGCATACCGACCCTGATCCACCTTCGCAAACAGATACCGCCCGTCTTCCCCGCGCACGCCGTGCACCGCATCATCCCACGGCTGCACCAACCCCGCTTTCTGCAATTGGCGCACCATGTCATCGGCTTTCACGTTTTTGATCGCGTCATCGCGCATCGCCTTGAAGACAACAGCCGGATCCGTTTCGTATTTGAACCCAACCCGCTCCGAAGCGTTCAGCTCACCCGGCGTCATGCGATGTTGCCGCAAAAATTCCGCAATCACCTGCGGATCTTCTTTTTCCATCTTCGCGAAGAAATCGCGACCACCCAACTGCGCAAACGCATCCTTGCCCGCCTGGCTCAGCGTTTCCACCGCCACCGGCTCGATGCTCCCCGGCAACAACATCTTGTTGATCATGTTCGCCGAAGGCCCTTGCAGCTCCGCCGCCCGCTCTTCGAATAGCTTCTCCCCGAGCGACTTCATTTCCCCGCCTGCCGGCACCCGCGCAATCCGCGCGAAATGGCCCGCCGCAGGTCGCGCATACGCGTCCATGCCCGTTTCTTCCAAAGGACTCAGGAATTGCTTCTGCTTTTTCATGAACGTATCGACCGCATCCCACGCCGCCTGCCGCGTATCCGATCCCGCCGTACCCGGTTTCACGTACGCGGCAAACGCATCGTCGTAACTCACGTCCCCGCGATACATCCGCCCCACGTGTTCGAGCAACGCGCCCTTGTCATCCCCACGGAGCGCCGCCAACGCATCCAGCTCCGGCGCCGTATCCATCGAAAACTTATTGCCCAACCGCGTCGAAGCCGCCTCGCTCGACAGAATTTGCTCCAGCACATTCTTATCGATACCGCCCCGCGCGCCAGCCGCCATCACAGCGCCGCGTTTGCCGCCAAACAACGCGTTCAGCGACGTACCCAGCTCCGAATCCGCAAAACGCTTCCCGACGCCTTGTAGGGCATCCAGGACCGCCGAATCACCGGGCAGCGGCACACGGTGCCCCGCGAAGTTCAACAACCCGCGCTCGCCCAGTTTCGCCGCCACGCCCCAGCTCTCCGCACCCTTCCCGATCAGTTCCGCCGCACGCCCCGCCTTCGTCAGTCCACCAAGACCCCCGACATAATTCAGCGGATCTATCGGATTCAACACGTCCAGCGCAAACCCGCCCGCCTTCGTCCAACCGCTCTCCGGGTCCATGCCGAAATTCTTCAACACATCCGCGCCGCTGTACGTCTTCTCCCCCTTGATAGCCGACATCACGCGCGCGTAGGGGTCATCGCCCTCCTGGAGCGCCGTAATCGCGCCAAACGACGCCGAAGACGGCCGCCCAATAAGCTGCAACGCCTTCCAAAACGGCGACTCTTCCTCCGCCACCGCGCCACCAGGGCGATACCCGCCCCCGACCGCTCCGCTACTCTCGGGTTTGTACGGCATTTATTTTCCTAACGCTGCATCCGGATTGCTTGCATTCTTCACACCGCCCGCAACTTCACGCGCCGTCATCGGTCGAACAATGCCCGCCTTCACCATCGCATCCAGTTTTTCCGTGGGAATGTCCTTTGGATCAATCGCCTCGCCCGTGGCGACATTCACATACGAAGCCGCCAACTCCGGCGATACCGCACGAAATACGCCATTTGCAGCACCCTGCAACGCGTTGCCAATCCCACCGAATACCCGCGTGGCTTGTTCCCCCACACTCCGCTCCGCCATCGGCTTATCGATAATGTTCTGCACCGGATTCGGCGCGCCCGCCAATCGCGCAAGCCCCGATTTTTTGTCCGGAGCCATTTCCGGCGCAGCCATCGGCGGAGCGGAATTCTCAATCCCCGTCCATTTGCCAAGCGCGGAATCGTAGTCATCCGCCATTTGCTGATAACGCCTGAAATGCGCCTCATCAATCCAATCGCCATTCTCTAATTGATAGGCATTCTTGAACACGTTCATGCGATGTTCCATCGCGGTTAATTGCCGCGCAGCCGCCGTGCTCATCCCATCATCGCCACCCGCACCACCGCCGCCGCCACCACCATGACCACTCCGATCCATCGCCCCAATCTGCGATTCCATATACCGACGCCGCAACTGATCATCGCCCGTCTTCGTCGCCCGATCCTCGTCGTAATGCGACAAATCTTTTTCCTTCGTCTCCGTATCCGCCTGCGTGCCCCGCTCCTTTAACTGCGCGATGCTCTTTTCGATCTCCGCCTTTTCCTCCGGCGTGAACACCCGACCCTCCGCAACCGAATCGTCATACGCCTTCTGCGCGATCTTCGCCTGCACCGAAGCCGTCGCCATCTGCGACTGACGCAATTCCTTTTCCAGCGCAAACCGCTCGTCTTCCCGCGCGTCTTCCTTCTTCTGCCGTTTCGCCTTCGCAAAACCACCCACCGCGCCCGTCGCCAATCCCAACGCAATCTGCAACGCCGGCGATACATCCTTGCCCATCGCGACTTGTTTCCTTTCGTCCGCGTTCTCTTATCCGCGCTATCCGCGCAATCCGCGGTTGACTTCCCTAAAACAATCCCGCCAACGCCGCACCACCCTGCATCGCCGCCGAAAACCAATCCGTCCCACCACCACCGCCGCCCGAATTGTTCCGGCTCGACATGTAATCCAGATACGGATTCGGCGCATACCCCGTCTGCTGCACCGCCGACACGCCCGGGTCCGCATACCGCTGATTGCTCTGCGTGTAAATCAACTGCGCAAGCGCATCGTTAAACGACAACCCGTTCTGCATCAGCGCGCCCATCTGCGCGATCATGTTGCTCTGTTGCTCCTGCCCGCGGACGCCCAGGTCCATCATCAGATTCGCGAGCTGCGTCTGATACTGCCGATCCTGCGAGAACTCCTGATTGCTCAACTCCCGCGCGCGCAGGGCCATGTCGCCCACGCCCAACTGTTGCTCCAGCGCAAGACGCGCCACATTCTGACGGTCCGCGAAATTCGTCGTCGCCGCATCCTGCGCAATCTTCGTCCGCGCCGTCGACAAATCGGCATCCCGCGCAAGCCCCGCGCGAAACGCCTGATCGCTCGCGATTCCGCTATCGCCCAACCCGCTCGCCGCCGCACGCTCCGCAATCTGACGCTGCTGATCCTGCAACATCAGATCCCGCGCATCCGCCGCCTGCTTATTCGCGGTATCCTGCCACGCCTGCGACATCGATTCTGGAGCCGACAAAAGCCCCTGCACCAGCCCCACGCGCTGACCATTCAAATCCGTCGTAGGCCCCGGAGGCGTCGTTACCGGAGGAGTGGTCACCGGAGGCGAAGACATCCCGCCACTCGCACCACCACCCGCGCCACCGCTCGCGCCCCCGCCCGTAATCGGCAAACGCGACCGCGGATCAGGCACCGTCCGTGCAGCCGGGTCCGCACCCACTGCACCCGACGCACCGCCCGACACCCCTTGCATCGCGCGCGCAGTCGGACCCATCGGAACCGGAACCGGAGCCGCACTCGTCATCCGCACCGGCGCAGGCGTCCCAGGCGTGCTCATGTTGCCACCAACCGCACTCACCGGAAATTGCCGAATCGGAGCCTGGCGCACCGGCGCAGGCGGTTGCGTCTTCACCATCGCGCCCGTATTCTGCGCAGCCGGCACCACCGCCTCCCCCGCGTGAAGCTGATACGTTCCCGTCGAAGGAACATAATTCGTTCCCTTCGCATACGACCCCTTCACCCGCCACGGATTCGTCTGTTGCGGCACACCGTGTTGCTCATTCCCGCGAATGAAATCGCCAATATTGTCCAGCGCACTACCCGGCCCGCGCATCGCCCCCACCAGCGCCGGGAAACCGCCATGATTCTGAATCCCGCGCAACGCAAACTGCATCCAAGGCTTCATCGCACCACCGCCACCGCCGCCGCCCATTCCAAACGAAGGGAGCGCGGGCGTCTCGCCCGCTCTTAAATCACTGATCGCTTGCCGCACACCCGTACCCACTCCCGGCGACGGCGCGCTAATCGTCGGATTCGGCCCCGTCCCCGGCTTCACCCCTTCGATCACCGACGAGCTCATCACCGGCGACATCGCATTCACCGCCGCAGGCGACGTCATACGCGCAGCCGGATCCACCGGTGCCGGCGCAGCCGCGGGCACATACGGCGCGCCACCCGCGCGACTCGCATCCCCGCTCATCAAATCTTCCAGACTCGCCCCCTGCGGACGCGTCATGCCCGACGCCGAATTAAGCTGTGCCAACGCCGCCGTCACCGGATTATTGTTCAGCATGTAGTTGGTTTGGTTCATGGCCATGTCGCCGAACTGCACCGGCGAGCCATCTTCCCGCGTGCCCCACATGCCCCCGTACGCGCCCTCGACATCCCCATACGGCCCATACGGCGAATTGTTGAACTTCCCCACCTGATAATTCCGAAGATCATTAATCGTCGGATCGGAATTCCGCTGGAAATACCGCAACCAATCAAAAAGGGAATCCGCCATGCCCATTTTCTGGGCACCCAAATTCCCCTTCTGCCCCATCAAATTCCCAACGCCCGTCAGCCCGCCCATCAGAGCCGCCAAATCAACACCCATGGTGCCTCCTAGCACCACCACCAATCTAAATCGCGCCCCAACGCGAAACCTTCACAAACTGTCATCCCGAGCGAAGTCGAGGGATCTGGATCACCCAGCGCCCCGCCACGAAGTCCTCAAAAAAACGCCAACGTCAACGCCCTACCCGTCGCCATAAACTTCAAATACGCATTCTTATCATCCCACGCCGTCGAACTCGTCAAATCCACCGTCGTACCATTGCCCGCCACGTACCGGATGATCTTCGTCACCACCAACGAAGGCTGCACATTGTTATGCGCACCACCCCCGCCCGCATTCGCAATTGTGATCCCCGTCACCTTCGAATTCACCACATCCGTAACCGTGGTTTTCGTAGCGCCCGTGATACCGCCAATCGCGCTCCGCGTCGTACCCGACGCATACACGTCCCCATCATGCCCGTGCCCGGGATCATTCACCGTATGCGTATGCGCCGGAATCTCCGCCGTCGCCAACGTATGCGTTTCCGCCCCGCCATTCGCGCCCAACGTATTCGCCGGACCACTCACCGCGGTGCCGCCCTTACCCATCGCCACACGACGCCGAAAATCCGGAAGATTAAACGTCGTACTCCCATCGCCCACACCGAACGTCGTACCAATCGCCGCAAACAAATCCGCATACGTGGTCCGGCTCACCGCCGAACCATCGCACTCCAGATAGCCCGTGGGCACCGCGGCCGCGCAAAAGTCCAGCACCGTACCCACCGGCACCGTACCGCCCGACGTATGATCATCGGGATCGCCCTTCACCACGATGCAACCCTTCGGAATCCGCCCCAGATCATGCCGCACCGCCAGCTCTGTTCCCGACGTCGCCGGCGTCGTGATATCCACAAAATTCGGATGCGCATTCACCAGGCTCCGCAACACCGTGTCCAGATTCCCCGTGCCGGGGATATACGCCACTGTCCGGCTCATACGTTATTCCTCGCAAGGAACTTCGTGCGAAACGCCCGAATCTCCACCGGCGAATCCGCCGACGTATTCTCAAACCGAATCTTCAACAAACGCCCCCGATGCGCCATCATCATGTGCACCAGCTCATCCGCCGTCGTGAAACTCGACGTCACCCAATTCTCGTCTTTGTCCGACTTCCACTTGAAAGTAACCGTGATTGCCGGCGTGTTCTCACTCACCCACGCAATGAACCGCTGCCACCGCTTTACGATCGCGTCATCGCCCATATCCATCCAGCGCGATTCCCAATACCATTCGATCGCCCCGATGTAATACGTCCCCGTCACCGCGGGATACACCGGCGAATCGAAGTAGAGCACCGTCGCCGTGTTGTACGTGATGATCTTCCGCTGGACTGCCCCGTCCGCCGCATTCACCAGCAACACATCCGTTCCCGCGAGACCATACCCATCGACCGAAAACGCCGCCGTTGCATCCGTCAACGACGCACCGCTAACCGCCGTCGCGGTCCCGCTCTTCGTGATCAGCGACCCGACGATATTCGAATACCCGTCCCCGGCGCCGTCGAACAGCCGATGAATGTATCCCCGCCGAACGCCAAACGTCTCCAACCGCGAGTCTGCATTCTGCGCATTCGCGAAATAATCAAACCCGCGATTCCACTTCGCCCAGCTCTGCGTATTCTCGTCATAGATCATCGTGATGCGATCCAACGACGAATAGTTGTTTCCATTCTCGTAGTCGTACAGGTCTTTGATTTGCGATGCGGAAAGCAACTTCCCACCGATATAAAATGCGTTGCTCACCCGCCCGTTGAACTTGGCCGCAAACCCACTGCACGTCCCAACAAAAAATTTCGTGGTACCCGTCAACGTGGTGAACGTCCCCGCCGTCGTATACCGATGACGCACACCGTTGATATACAACGTGGCCGTCGAAGCGTTCACCGTCAACACCACATGCGTCCATTTGTTCGCGGTCACGCTGAACGCAGAAGTGGAAATCGATTTTCCGCCATTAAACGAAAACGTCAACAACCGGTTCACGGGATCGTACGAGAGCTTCACCTGCGAAGCCGACGCCTGATCCTGTACTTCCATCAACCCTTGTTGGTTGCCGCTCGTCGAGAGTGGAAAAAACCAAAGCCCGATCGTGAGCGTGCCCGTGTTCGAGCTCCCGCCATTATTCGCGCGTACCGATGCGATCGTGTCCAGCACCAGCACGCTACTCCGCACCGAATCCCGCACATACGCCGGCGTCCCCGATCCCGTCACCAGCGCGGCCAGCCCCGTCGAGTCCGCCCCGTCCGTTTCCAGCTTCCAATAGTTGGTGAAGATACCCGGATACTTATCGTAATAGTCGCCGCCCGTCTTCGTGGCCGTGTCGAAAGAACAAATGTACGAATGCCGGCTCGGAATGTACTCCGCCACTGAAAACCGCGACGTGTCCGCATTCATGATCTTGAACAGCGTCTGTTGGGAAAACGAGACGTCTTGCGGCTCCCCGTTCATGTCCCACAGGTACACGCCATCGTCCGCAAGGAAATACAGCCCCTTCGGCGTCTTCTTCACCGTCTGCGCCGAGACCGTCCCACGCCCCACCACCACCGGCCGCACCTGATACGACGTCGGACCATCACCCGTCAGAAAATGGATCGCACGCCGTTTGAAGATGACCAACCCGCCAAACGCCGCCTTGATCCCCGTGATCTCGTCGCCGTCCCCGCGGTCCACCTGAATAAGATTCGCAGCCGGAAAATCGAACGTTCCCGCCTCACTGAAATACAACCCACTCGAATACGTCTGCGAATTCGCAAACCATACCCGATTGCCAAACACCTCGCAGTACCGGCACGGCTCCAAGTCCCCGCGATAATCGTTGATGATCTCGTTGGTCGTGATCGACGCCGTATTGTCCGTATACGTCGTGGTGGTGTTGTCGTTAATGTCCGCAAGATACCGATAGAGCGACGAGCCCGGGTCCTTCCGGTAAATCCGCCGCTGATTCACCTGCTGATCAGTGCTCACCGGAATCGAGCTCAAACTGCCCTGTTGCGACGTCAACGATACCGTCACCGCCGCCGACGCCAGCGATTCCGTCACGTTCGTACTGTTGCGAAACGCCACGCGATACGAGTACGAACCCGACAGCGTTCCCGCCGCACCCGCCGCCGCACTGCACGCAGCCGGTTGCGGCAACGTCATCGGACGCGGCTGCTCAAACCCGCGATACTTGTAGTTCACATCCACGCCATTGCAGAAGAAAAGATACTCGCGGAAGTGGCACCAATCGTACGGCACATCCCCACCAGGCGTCGCCGCATTCCGCAACCAACTCAGCGCCGTATTCACCACCGAAAACTGATTCGCCTTCGACGCGAAGATCATCTCGCGATTCCATTGCGTAGCCGGCGAACGCGTCTCATTGCCCACACTCGGAAGCAGCAACGGAGCCAACAACAGCGACCGCGGGGCCGACGTCGGATACACGTATCCCGGTCCCCACACAGGAATGTTGCCATCCGCCAGAAACGCCGCAGTACTCCGACTCGTCTCGTCTTTCTCTTTGTCGCCCTGGTCAAACCGCCAATAGCCCAAAATATCCGCATGCTTGATGTACGGGAACGGACGATTCATGTACGCGCGAATCTGATCCTGACTCCGCGCCGCCTTCCAAATCCGCACCTCATCCACCGTCACACACGAATACCGCGCCGCCGTCCAGCTCCCCGAAGAGTTGCGGCCGCCGAAGAACATCCCATACGACGTCGAGCTCGTCGGGCCATTCTCCGTGGTCGCGCTCGAATCCGTGTACACCAAATCCCCGTTGATGAACACCTTCACCGTCGCGCCATCGCGCGTCACACACACATGCGCCGGCACGCCCGGCACAAGGTCATACCCCGTATCGTTCGTCAGATTGTTTTTGGTAGTCGTGGTCGAATACGACACCAACAAACTGCCATCACCCGAGCTCCCCAGGTGCAGCCCCACCACCGCGCCATTGCCCGTGTTCCAGCTCCCAAAATGGACAATGCACGGAGCGCCCGCCGAAATGTCATAGTTCAGCGAATCCAGCCGGATCCAACACTCCAGCGACCACTTGCTCCCCGTGTTCAACACCGGCGCATAATCCGCGTGATACGGCGCGCTACCATAATCGTTGAACCCATCAAACCGAACCGCAAACCCTTCCCCGCCCTGATCAGGAAGAATCCCCCGCTCAAACGACGGCCCGCCCGCGTACAGATTCCCATGGTTCATGTTCAAACTGGAATCCGTCACCGTATTCCAGATCGCATCATTCATTTTCCAATAGCCCGCGGGACCGCTCGTCGCAATCTCTTCATCCGTCAGCTCGCGAATATACGTCGCCAAAATATCCGACGCCTGCCGTTCGATGGTCCACAACCGCAGCTCATCCACCATGATATCGACATCATCATTCACCGGAAGCGCAGACCCACTGCACCCAATCACCAACGGATTCACATTCGTGCTCGGACCCGTTAACGCGCTCGTAGTGCCCACCAGCACGCCATCGACATACTGTTGGATCGTGTTCCCCGACGCATTCCACACAAACGCCAACGCATACCGCTTCCCGATCACAAACGCCGTCACGATATTCGCGCTCGCGCCCGTGGTCACACCCGCCGCCGTCCGATAGAACCGAAGATTTACCCCATTCTCGATTCGCAGCTCATACCCATTCGTGCCATCCGACTTCTGGAAGACACGCGTCGTGGTAGTCTTCAACACCTGATTGATCACCAACGTGATCTCAAACGTCCGCCCCGGCGCAAAGTTCACCGCATCATGCGTCGGAATCACCACCGCACGATTGCTGCTCGAATTCGCGATCCACAACCCGCCATCGAACCCCGGCGCATTATGCAGCTTCGTATACCCATCCCGCTTCCGAATCGTCCCCTTCGAATAATCACAGTTCTGCGCATCCGGCGACATCCGATCAGAAAGCTGATCGTCCGACCGAAGCCGATCCTCACCTAAAAAAGCCTTCACGATATCCTGAGTACTTTGCATTCGATCTCTTTGTACCGCCGAAATCCGTTCGGCGTCTTCGTCTTTCTCTTCGTCTTCGTAGCGCCCGGTCTCTGTGCCGGGCGTCTTGCTTTAATTCTCCGCGCCCTCCGCGTCTCCGCGTGAACCCGTCTTCTCTTATCCGCGTTATCCGCGAAATCCGCGGTCGCCCCTACGCCGGTTCAATCGGCGCAAAACTCCCCATAAACTCCAACGCAACATTCCCACACCCATACCCGCTATCCGCCCGCCCAATCACCACACCCACATCACCCAACACCCGCGACTGCTCTTTCCACCGCTCCTCCAACAACTCATAAAACCGATTCCGCTCATGCTCCAACACCCCACTTTCGATGGTGATCGGAGGCTGCCCAGGCACCTGCACCTGCAAATTCGCCAGCATCATCCACTTCATACCCTGCACCAACAGCGAATCAAACGTAGCCGGCGCATCGATCGTGCTCGCAGGCCCCGTAGGCGTATTCGGCCTACGCTGATAAAAAAACGGCACCAACGCCGCAACCAACGGCGCAGGCCAGAAAATCACCTGCGGAATCCCGCTCGATACTCCAAACTGACCCGCCTTCACCGGATACCCCGGCGTCGCCAACGTCAGATACATCCAATCCGCCACTTCCGACGCCGGCCAAGCTGCAATCCACCGCTGATTCGTCGCATCCCACCACTTAATCAACTGCGCACAATCCGCGGGCAATGCATACGTGTCCAGGAAGAGGCTATAACTCAACCCCGACGCCGACGCCCCCACATACCCCACATTCAGCGTCAAATGCGTCGCATCCACATACGTGACCGTATAGACCTCATTTCCGCCCGCGCGAAACTTCCGCCCCGTCATCCCCACGGTGAACGTCGTACCCGACCCCACAACCGACGTCGAGCCATTCGTAACCGTCACCGTGCCCGTCGCATACTCCGCCGTAAAGACAATCTGACTCTGCGCCTGGAGGAACGCCCAAACACCCCGCGCTCGAATCTTGTCCAACAACAAAATCAACGCCTCCAAAAAACCCCGCATCGGAGTCCCATTCGGAAGCGTCCTGCTAACCCTGCCATGCAATTCATTAACCGTCATATGCCCTCAACCCATAATCGTGCTCGTCCTCTTAATCGTAATCGGGTTTTAAGTCCCCCTTTGAAGGGGGATTTAGGGGGATGTGCATTCTCCCCCTGTTTCCGCTATTCGTCTTCCATGTCTACCTCCCCCCTCTTAAAGCCTTATTCCGCTTCTTTTCCAAATGCCGACGCAACCGCCCCTCCGCATCCTTCACAATCGCCACTGTCGACGCCTTCTCCCGCAACTGCGCATTCTCCACAAACAACTCCATCTCCCGCGCCTGGAGCCGATCAACCTCACACTTCAACCCCGCCACTTCCTGCCGCAACTCCAAATTCCGCGCACGAAGCGCATTCACCCCCAGCGCCCCCACAAACACCAAATAGCTCGCGGAATTCAGCGCCTTGGTTTCGTCCACTACGTCCACTGTGTCCATACCGCCGCCTCCCGTGCTCGTGCTCGTAATCGTGCTCGTAATCGATCTTCGTAGCGCCCGGTCTCTGTGCCGGGCGTCTTCGATTCAATTGTCCGTGCGCCTAGGGACTGTCCCCAATTCCGCGCGTTTTGGCGGAATTGGAGGACTGTCCCTCATCCGCCCCAAAAAACCTACGTTCGATCGCTCATGACATCCTGGCCCTTCGCCGCCATCGCCCGACCCAAATTCGAATCTGCCCGCGCCTGCGCCGTCTGCGCCATCTCGCTTTCTTCCCACTCCCGGAGCAACGCCACCGCCCGATCCACCACCAGGTAATGCATCTCCACCGGCAGCTCGCACACATCCCCATCTGCCGCCATCACCGTCAACCGACGCAACCCCTTCACCGTGCCCGCCTTTGTCGACGCAATCACCGGCCACGTGCTAACCTGCAAATTCCCGCTCGCATCCAACCCCTCAACGCAATAAACGGAAGGATCGGAAGCCGTCGTACCATCTCCACGATAGAGATCATCAAACGACTCCCGATCCTTCCCATCCAGCGGAACCCCACTCGCATTCAAAACAGCCGTAACATCGCGCACCCACGAAGGCAACGCCGTTAACCCCGACGCCAGAAACGTGATCGAAGCCGTCTTTTCCAGCTCACGCCAATTCGCCGCCATCGCCACGGCCTGCGCCGCCTCATTCACCGACCGCGCAACCAAAACCGATTCCGCCGTCAGCCCAAGCTCGCCGAAAGTCATGTCCTACCTCGTGCTCGTGCGCCTAGGGACTGTCCCCAATTCCGCGCGTTTTGGCGGAATTGGAGGACTGTCCCTCACTCACCAAAAACTGTCATCCCGAGCGAAGTCGAGGGATCTGGAGCACCCAACGCCCCGCCACGAAGTGCCAACGCCTACGCGTTACCCTCGCCTTCCGGCAAAGGCTCCAGCCCCGCCTTCCACCGATCCAACCGCGCCCGCTGCTTTTCCGTCTTCGCGTTCTCATCCTGCAACGCGTTTTCCAACGCAGGCAACGCCTCCACGTAATCACCGATACGCGCTTCCAAATCCGCCACGCGCTGGGCCAACACCGACGCCTCCGCTTTGTCCTTCGGATCCTTCGACCCCTTGAACTCGGCCAACTGCGCCCGTGCCGCATCCTGCGCATCACGCAACTTCACGATCTCCGCATTCGCCTGCTTGATCGAATGCTCCAACCGTTGCGCCTCCGTCCAATGATTCGCATGCGCAACAGGAGGCGGATTCAACACACTTTCCGGCTCCTGCCCTGCAGGGTGATAATTCGCCCACGGCGGAACACGCACCACCCGCTCCTTCGGCACAACTACCGGCGCCACTTCCTCATCGACTTTCGCCGACGCCGCCGCTTCCGCATCCGCCTTTGCCTTCGCTTCGGCCTCCGCATCCGCGACCTTTTCTAAATCATCCTGAGCCGCCATAACCAAAACCTTTCTCGCGCACCATTGCCACCATCGTGCTCGTGCGCGTGCTCGTAATCGTGCTCGATCTTCTCTTTAATTCTCCGCGCCCTCCGCGTCTCCGCGTGAACCCGTATTCTCTTATCCGCGCTATCCGCGGTTGCCTTCAATCCCGGCATCCCGCGGCCGCAACGCCTGGAGGGGCATCACGGCCGCGAACGCCGAGAAACCCTAGCAGTTGATCCAAACGCTCTTGAGCGCTTCCGCCGTCGTGGTATACGCCACCAACGATACGATCTGCGGGAACGAATCCCCTGGCGTATACGTCGCGTTCGACAACGTCGCATACCGCTGAGACGCCACCGCCTTCAACGTCGAACCGGCTGCAAGACCAACCGCGCCTAGCACAAACCCGTTCAACACACCGCGACGAACAATCTTCGCGGTATACGCGCCCGCCGCAACGTCTTCCTCGAGAATGCCCATCAGCATCCCGATATTCGTCGACGTCGCCTTCTTGAACGTGATCCCGTCCGCCGCCGTCAAATCCACAAATACCAACGTGCCCGCCGACAACGCCGCCGACTCACCGTTTTTGCCGAAGGTATAAACCTTGTCGCAAACGGCATTCGACGAGTTATCCGCCGCCAAAATCGCGCCGTTACTCATAACCGTCATTCCTCCAAATGTTCCACGTGGAACAGTAAAGTATTTACCTGCCTACGTCTGTGTCCGTCCGTGTTCGTCCGTGTTCTTGTAGCGCCCGGTTTCCATGCCGGGCGGGTCTTGTCTTAAGTCCCCCTTTGAAGGGGGATTTAGGGGGATGTTGAGACTATCCCAACATCCCCTCTTCGCCTACGGCTCCAGAATCCCGATATGCCGACCATGCTTCGGCAACAACGTCGCCAACAATTCGCCCGCCCACAGGATATGCGCCACAAACGCATCCTGATTCGGGCTCATCACCGGCTTCGTCACCTTCATGTCGCGATTCTTGGCATACCCCAGCTCGATGAAATTCGAGTTGATGAAAATGCCCGTCTGGGGACTCTTCCCACCCGACGCCGCGTTCACCGTATCGATCGGGCAATCTTGATCGTCGATGATCGTGGTTTTCTTGTAGGTGAGATTCGTGAAGCCCGCATCCGCAACCTGCGTGTTGGTGAAACGCTGATTCGGCTGGAGGCAGCTCTCATACGAACGCTGATACCCCTCCGAACACAGAATCAGATCCGGGAAACGCTGCGAGGCCTTTCCGAAGCGCAGACGGCCGCAATACTGATACAGCTTCGCCATCGCGAGCAGCATCGTGTACACCGTGGGCGAACCCGAATACGGCGCCACGCCCGTGCCCGAGCTCCCCGAGTCCACCAGCATCGACCGCATGAACTCATTGCCCGCCGTTGCCCGGTTGAACCCGTAGATCGTGCCCGTGGTGGGATCCTGCGGAATGATTGCGCCCAGGCCCGTGACGTCCTTCGAGCTGTTGCCCGTGCCATCCGCATAGAAATCGGTGTTGAAGATCGTCTGCAAATTCGCGATCGCAGAGTCTTCCTTCTGCTGATACAGGTCGAACACCTGTTCCGGACCCGTATTCAGAACTTCCGTGTCCGCGCCCGACCACACGATCGACTCGTGGTAATACTTCCAGTTCGCGCGCGCCAGCGTGGCATCGTCCTGCTCTTTCAGCGCCCAGATGTCGAAGCCCTGGTACGACGCCTTGCCGCCCTTGAGCTTGTAGAACACGGGCCATTCCAGCACGCGACCCGTCTTCGGTTTGTAGCGCCCCTTGGTCTTCAGCCAGAACCAAAGCGCCAGTTGTTTGGTGACCGCGTCAACAATCATCGGCGAGCGGTGCACCAGTGTCGCCGCGACGACGGCCGTGTTGGTCTCGGTAATACTCGTTGCCGGCATTGGTGGTATTCTCCCCGCGGGCAACTGCCCGCTCGCGCGCATGCCCGCCAGCCGCAGACATGCGCTCCACAGAAACCACCACTACCACCAACACGCCGACAACTGGCCGGCATGATTTCCGCTTTCCCCGCAACGGTCCTCCACCCGTGCCTCATCAGCTCCACAAACTTTCTACTTCGAGCCTACGATCTCGTAATCGTAATCGTCCTCGTAATCGTGCTCGATCTTTTCTTCAACTTTTCCGTCCGTGTCCGTCCGTGTAGGTCCGTGCACGTTCGTGTTCTCTTCTCCGCGCCCTCCGCGTCTCCGCGTGAGGCGACTTCCCTAATACAATCCCGGCGTCCCATTCTGACGCATCACCTTCCGCATCGAATCCATCACCGACTCGCCGGACTCATACCCCAGCGTCTTCGGCTCGCCACTCGGGGCCGCGCCACCGAACATCGCCGCCGCACGCGTCTCGCGTTCCCACTCCTGACGCACCTGCGGCAAATACGACTTCATCGCCGTCTGCAACCACAGGTCCGGACACGCAATGCGAATCGCCGTATCAACATCCACTTTCATCCGGTCCGCCACCTCTGCGATGCGCTGGGCATTCTGTTGCAACGCCTGCTGCCCATACTTCTGCGCCGCCGCCTGCACTTCCACCTGACGCCGCTGCAACTCGCTCTGACCCTGGAACGATTCCAACTGGCCCTTTAGCGCCTTGATTTCCTGCATGGCCGCGTCGAGCTGCGGATTGCTCCGCAACGGCGTGATTTCCTTGTACAACGCTTCCGCGTTCTGGCGATTCTGCGCATCGATCGCGCGAAGCACACGACGCGTCGGATCGTCCAGCTTCGCCCACTCATCCGCGGGCATCGTCTCTTCGAACGTCGTGATCTTCGGACCCGTGGGCGCTTCCACCTTCACCGGCTCCTGCGGCGCCATCTTCCCGCCGAACGTTTCGATCACCGTCTTGAACTGATCGCGCATCGCCTGTATTTCGCGCTGATAGAACGAATCACGCTCCGCCAGGCGCGCCTCAAAATCCTGCGCGCCACCGCCGCCGCCACCCTGCGAACGCACCGCGGGAGCCGCACTACGACCCGGCACCGGCGAACGATTCCCGATCTCATCCACGATCGCCACGTTATCGCCGCTCGCATCCGGATTCCGCGAATCCAGCGCGCCAAAATTCATGCTCAACACCTGTTCCGGCGTGAACGCGCCCGCCTCCATCGCATCGAACACGCCACCGTCAATACCACCACCGCCGCC